AACTAATCCGTTCTTTTCCAAGACAGTTGAAATAAATGACGATGGTGCTGATATGTCAGTTATTTTTAACTCTGATTTTCAATCTACTGAATATACTGTTCAAACAGGTGTTAGAAATTTCTCAGAAGTTAATGTAGGAGATTCAGTAGTAATTCAAAACTTTGTTGAAACAGATAATAATGGAACTTTCAAAGTAAACGGAATATCTGATGATGGAAATACTTTAAGTGTTGATAACTCAAATGGAGTTACTGAAGCTACTAAAACAGTAGCATTAGGTGATATAGTAGTTTCTACAGAAGTTAAAGAAGGTGATACGATAGAAATTGCATCTCCATTTGCTACATTGAATCAAGGTGAGTTTAGAGTAATTAGAAGATATTTAAATTCTATTTATATAGAAAATAACTCAGCGGTTGAAGAAAGAGTGGTTGTAGTAGATAATTTAAAAACTCTAGGATTTGACGCTACTACAGAATTTGATGTAACTGTAAGTGGTGAAATGAAAATAGAGTGGAACGGAAATGGAACTCAGCCAGATTTATCAACCGTTAAACTAGGTGATATAATTACAATCGGTACAGATTTTGCTGTTGATAATCAAGGATCTTTCATGATTACTGATTATACCAGTACATATATAATATGCGCAAATGCAAAAGCTGTAGCAGAGGCAGGAATAACCGTAACTGGAGATATTTTAGAAGTGCAAGAATCGGCTATTAAAATAAGTGAATATGACAATACTAGAAATGGAGATTCATTCATAATAACTGGAAATGTTTTAACTAGTAATAATATTGGAACTTTTATAATATCTGAAATTATCTCTAAAACAAGGGTTGTTGTAAATTCTATATTAAATGCCCAAGCAACTGTTCAGTTTAATGAACTATTTAATCAAGTATTTGTACAAGAGGAAAAAGCCTATACAGGATATAAAAAGATATTTAATAGAGCTATAGATCCATCAAATAATAATAGAGTTTGTATATTGTTTGATTCAACTAATGATTCTTTAAAAATTAATAATTCTGGAGAGGTTTCAATATCAGCCGTTGCTAAACTAGACTTTCCAGAAGTAATTATTAAAGGTATTGATTCTTATAAATATCACACAGGATTAATAGCTCAAGCCAATAAAATTGTTTATGGAGATCCTAGAGATAACGTAACATTTCCAGGTGTAGGTGCTGCTGGAGCAGAAATCAATATCAAACCTCCTTTGGTTAGAAAAATTATTATATCTATAAATGTTAGATTAAATACTGGAATACCTTTTAGTAGGATAACTGAACAGGTTAGGAATAATATTGCAGCTCTAGTTAATTCTAGTCCTATTGGACAATCAATTGCTATCTCAGATATTATCTCAACTGTTAATAGTATTCCAGGTACTAGAGCTGTTTCTATAAGTTCTCCAACATACGATCCTCAAAACGATGTGATTGTAATTAACCCGGCTGAAAAGCCATTTATTATCGATATTGTAAATGATATCATAGTTTCTAAGGTTGATTAATGAGTACTGATTTATCAAAAGAGAAAGAACGCTTAAGGCAGTATTTAAACCCCTCTATTAGAGGACCTAATACTGATGCAATTTTAGAATCTTTAGCAGATGGATCTTGTCATTTGATAGACAATGTGGAAGCTATTAATGATCAGCTTTATATAGTAACGGCTGCTGGTAAATATTTAGACCAAAGAATGGCTGATAGAGATTTAACTAGACCAGAAAATGTTGGCTTAGATGATGAAGTATTTAGACAAATTGGAATAGAAGTAGCTAATAGAAAACAAGTTAGAGATCTAATACATAAGATTCTTGAATTTATATATGATGATGATTTTACAAGAGCTACTTCGATATCTAATGAATTTGAACCATATCAATTAAATGATGGTGATACTCTTATATTACAATTTGATGATGAAGATCCGGTTGAAGTAGTATTTAATAGTAGTCAATTTTCTAGTATCGCATCAGCAACAGCTCAAGAGGTAGCCGATGCGATAACTAAAGAAATAAGAAGACAAGGTAGAAGAGGTTCTGCTAGATCTAGAGATGATGGATTAGGAGAGTTTGTACAGCTTATTTCTCAAACCAATGGACCTTCTTCAACTATCAAAGTATTAGGTGGACCTGCTCAAAATGAACTTAGATTTCCTCAAATAAGACCTACTACAGGCGATCCTCTTACAGAATGGACTTTAACTCTAGTATCAGGAGGCTCTATTAGAGCTACGTGGACTGGAGGACCTAATCCGTCTATAGGCAGAACAAGAAAGGGAGATTATGTAAATATTTTTGGAGGTGCTTTTTCCGTTAACAATCAAGGAACTTATACAATTACTAAAGTACAAGGTGGATTGATAAATAATGCGTTTGTAGAGTTTGAAAATGTTAATGGAACTCCTCAGATAACTCTCCAAGGAACAGCTGATGCTATATTATTTTATAATCCGTTTAGATCTACCTTATCTCAAAAAACTGTATTTGCTGCCGCCTATCAGACAGAAAATAGAATACTAGAAGTATTTTTACCGGCTACTACAAAAGTTGTTAGAAGAGAGAGACAGGGAGCTGCTCATTTACACGAATCGGGCGCATCTACAATTGATGATTTAGGACCATATGTTTTTGATACTTCAAAACCCTATTTAATTGGCGAAGAAGAGTGTTTAACAACTATTAAAGTAGATTCAAGTACTGAAAGAATAGTGGAAGTAGACGATTCTAGTAATTTTCCAGATGCTGAAGGTGATTTGATTTTTGGATTTGGAACTAGTCTTGAAGAAGGGCCTGTTTCTTATATCGCCAGACCATCTTCAAATACTTTATTAATAGATCCGTCATATAGATTTAAAAATGTGCATGAAATTGGTACGGATATAGCATTAGTATCTCAAAATTTTGCATATAATGTAAAACAAGACGCTTCTGATTATCCATTTTACGGAACTGACATAGTATCTGGTAGAGTATATGCAGAAGATCTAATAAAATTAGTATCTGCCACAGGAATTAATGTGATTATTACAATACTTTACCCGAATGATATTGGACTTGGAAAATGGGGCAAAAGTGATATATCTGAAAAAAGATATGTATGGGGAGAAGACGCAGGAGTTACCCTATTTGAAAGGGAGGATTAATGTCTCAATCGGTAGTTTTAAAAGCAGCAGATGTAAAGTTATACATTTCAGGAAAATTATATGAACCTGCTCAGGCAATATCTTACACAATTGATTATGCAGAAAATGAAATATATGGTATCGATTCTCAATTTGCTCAAGAAATTGCTCCTATGAAAGTATCTGTACAAGGCAGTATATCAGGAGTTTTGGTAAAACTTACAGGTGGATTGCAAGGGTATGACGCCAGAACAAAGATAAGTGAAATACTACATGCTCCATACACTTCTCTTAGAATTAAAGATAGACATTCTGATAATGATTTATTATGGCTTCCTCAAATGAAAGTAACATCTGAACAAGTTCAAATACAAGCTAAAGGAATTGTTCAATTAAGTTTTAATTTTAAAGGAATTATTCCTTATAATACTCTTGATTTAGATGGATAAATTATTTTGATAATATATAAGTAACTACAAAATTTATTAAAAGACAGGAAAACCAATATACAGATAGTCCATAATTTTTATAATATGCATATGAAAATACAGCACATATTTGCAATATCATCATAATATTTACAAATATGTGCTGTTTAATCAATTTCCCACCAATAATTTTCACTTTCCATATCTTTTAAATATAATCCTACTATCTCAGCAGCTTCATCACATGTATGCATTTCTGATACTGCATGAGTTATAAATCCCCAAGTAGTTTCAGCAGTTCTCTTACTAAGCTCATTTGTTTAATATATATTAAATAAACAAAGACTGATTATCTCATTTTCTGGATTATACCAACAAACTAATGTTCTGTCATTTATAGTTTTATCTTCAAGCAATTTCCAGCCTTCGTACTCATCTATAGCTGGTAATTCTTTGTTATTTTCGGTCATTATATTGAGTATTCCCCTTCTTTAAGTGCATATCACTACATATAGGGTATATTAAAAGCTCTTCGAACCCATCTTTTTTGAGAATTCTAACACATTCCATAACAGATTTTCTTGTTTTATCCTCATAATTGTCTGCATACCCTGTTTTAATGGGAGGAGTTGAACATCCAATTAACAATAAAAATATTAAAAATTTCATATTTATCCTTTTTTTATCTTACCTACATCTTCTTTACAGTCTGGACAGTACCAAAATAGATCAAAATCACTTACAGAAGCTTCTCTTTTGTTTTTATGCTTACATATTACCTTTTTAGGTACTGGAGGTGGACTATCTGATTCTTCTGGATACTCTAACTCTTCCTCATTTGGCCAATACGGCAAAGATTCCAGATCAAATAAAGTAAAATCCTCAGAAGGGTCATACTCTTCTTCATCATCTATTTCTTCTAGCATTTTTTCAAATTCTAACAATAATTCATCTTGCTCATCATTCATAATACAATGCATTTTTTAGCGTTTTTAGTTTCTTCACAAGCTCTTTGAGCTGTATAATAACGATTATTTTTAATTAAAAATCTATCCATTTTAGGAGATGGTATATAAAGTTTATATCCTAGTTTATTGCCATCCGTTTCTTCTCCACAAGTAAATACTTCTGTATCTATTGGATATTCCAATAACAGTTTAATAAGCTCTTTAATGGTCATTTTTTAATCTCACACCAATTAGCATGTGTTGTTTTAGCTATTTCACCACCACAATCACATTTAAAGGGACGTATGAACTTATGATCTTTTAATGCGTGGAGAAAATAATAATTAAGTGAATCTATAGCATCTTGCGATATGATGTCTCCAATAGGATCTGATTCTGGTAAACTATCTCTTTCAGACCAATCTTCATCTAACTTATTGAAATTATACGATCTTTCCTTATTTCGTAAGTTATTAAATTTAGTACCGTTGTAATTGGTATACATAAATAGTCCTCCTAAAGTATTATACCACATATTTATTTGAAAATCAATAAAAACAGTAATCTTTAAATAAACACTGTCACAATCTTTAATATAATCCCTCCTATTATTCCCTGTTTTTACAAATTATATTAGTAGAAGAGAGTATCAAGGTTAAAAATGGCTAATAGACGTTCTCAAAACTTTTTAAACCAACAGCGCGTAGATGTACCTCATTTAAAATCAATTGAATCAGCAGTTCGTAATGATTTCGATGAGTTATTGAACGCATATGCTATTGGAGAAGATGCTTCCTATGTACTTAGAGGCTTCGAAATTAGCATGTCAGGAGCTGTTGGATCAGCTGCTAATGGACTTCAGTTAATAGTAGATGATGCATCTATATTTCATGGAGCTTCTGATGAGGCTGGTACTTTTTTTGCCGTACCTTCAAGTACTCCAAATGAAACATTAAACGCTACTACAAATGATAAAGTAGATGGATCTTTCACTCCAAGTACTTCAAATTATGTAGGATTGGAATTTACAAGATCTATAGATAATACGACAGCCGCTCAAGTATTCTTATGGAATCCTACGGCTAAAACCGAAATTACAAAAACATTACCTCTAGCAATTACACTAGATTACAAAGTAGTTATTACATCCTCTATATGGGCATCTAATGTACTGCCTTTGGCAATTGTAGAAACTGACGGTTCAAATAATGTAATTGAAGTAACTGATAGAAGACCTTTATTGTTTAGGCTTGGAACAGCTGGCGCAAGTAGTCCAGATCCATTTCATCTATATCCTTGGAATAACCAGACAGAAGGTAGAGTAGAAAATCCATCTTCTTCAACTAGTATTACTTCTCCATTTAGAGGTGGAGATAAAATGATCCTTCATATGAAGGAATGGATGGACGCAGTTATGTCGTCTATTCAAGAGATCAAAGGTACTGCATATTGGTATACTCAGAATACTCCAGGATCTCTATCAGCTTTAAGATTTGATGTAGCTAATACTCAAATGACTGGATCTGGTAAGTTTACGCATAATTCCATAACAGCCGGACAGGTTAACTGGGATAGTGATATTTTTTTAAATATCATTTCTAGTAGGTTAAAATATAAAATTGATGTAAATGCTGCTAGTACAGATATTACATTATCAGATAATCAAGTAGCTTATTTAAAATTCATTAGAAATATAAATATTTCTCCAAATCTTATATTTACAAATGGATCTGCAATAGTATCTTCAGTTGGAGCAGTTTCCTGGACTACTGGATTACAGGCTGGCGACTTTATTAAAGTAGCTGAAGAAGATGATACAAAATATTATGAAATATTATCGGTTGATTCGACTTCTCAAGTAACACTTACTCAAACATTTTTAGAAACATCTACTGGTTCATTAGGTAAGAAAGCTAAATATTCTTTTGGAACATATCAAACAAACGCAGCTCCCTCTACTGATAGACATATTAAAATAGCTAATAAAGAAGATGTACCGTTTGATCAGGATACTTATTGGTTATTTTTAAGATCTGACGATGGGGCAGTTATCCCAAAAATATTTATTAGAGGTTATTCGGGCGGAGAACTTGAACAAGG